GCGATTATGGCAAAGATACGCAAGGACATCATCGACCACATACTTGACGTGGCACGCATTGAGGAGGTCATTGGCGACTTCCAGGACGTGAAGCTGAGGAAGAAGGGCGTGAGGTATGAAGGCATCTGCCCATTCCACGAAGACCGCGACTACGGCAACTTCTCGGTATATCCCAAGGAGAACTGCTACCGCTGCTTCAAGTGTGACGCGAAAGGCGGTGTGGTGGACTTTCTGATGGCTCACGAGAAGCTGAGCTATCCTGATGCCATCCGTTATCTCGGCAAGAAGTACAACATCGAGGTGGACGACGTGCCACTGAACTACACACCACCGCCACCACGACCACTGCCACCGCCACTGCCTACGTTGGTACTACCTCGCACAATGGTAGCAAAGCGCATGCAAGACATCACGATGGACAACCTGGTACGCTTCATCCGCGAGGGTGTCAAGTGGGGCAGCGAGCAACGGGCACGCATACCACATGTATTGCATGACTACTGCGTGGGCCACTCGACAATTCACCAGCAATATGGCGACCATGAGTTCACAGTGTTCTGGCAGATAGACAAGGACAGCAACCCTCGCACGGCTCACTACATGAAGTACAAGCCAGACGGACATCGTATCAAAGAAAAGAACCAATACCCAACAGATTGGATTCATAATCTACTGGAGCGTGGTGGTTACAAGCAATACTACGACCCTGAGAAGCAGGAGTACCGACAGTGCCTATTTGGTGAACACCTTCTGAAGCGATACCCGAAAGCAACCATCAAGCTGGTGGAGTCGGAGAAGACCGCGATACTCATGGCGATAGCCTACGGCAACAACGACATGCAACTATGGATGGCCTGCTGTGGTTCGAGCAACATCACCCGCGAGCGACTTCAGCCACTCTTCGACCAGCGTCGCAACATCATCCTCTACCCAGACCGCGACGGTGTGAAGGCATGGAAGCAGAAAGCCGACAGTCTCTACTACCCAGGCATCAGCATCGACGCAAAGCCAGTGACAGAATGGTGGAAGGAGTGCGACGGGCCGAAGGCGGACATCGCTGACGTGGTGATCCGCATGATCAACCAAGCACCACCGGCACCGACGACACTCAACGAATTACGAAATCAAGTGCCAACTGTGGCACCATTGGTTGACAAACTAAACCTAACAATAACACAATGAATGACGAAAAATACAAAAACGTTTCTTCCAAGCTATCGAAGTATTCCATCGAGCGGCTGACGCGCATTGCCCAGAAGAAGAACATGAGCATCTATCAGCTCATACAGATGGTGTGCGACACCATCATCCGCTATATGGATGACCGGCACAACCTGAGCGAAGAGATAGAACGAGCAATGGCCATCTTTGAGCACATGACAGGTTGGGCTGACGCGCTGAACCTGGCAGATCCGACGGTCAACAAAGAGGTGGCGCAAGCGGTGTATATCTTCCAGGATGCCGACGGCGAGAAGAAAGGCTTCAGGGCTACGATGGTCAACAAGCCATTCTTCGACAAATGGACGCAGACGGAGAATGTGATGGACATCTTTGAGCGCATCTTCAACATCTGTATGCCGGAGTTATACCTAAAGTTAATGCGTGCCAAAATCATTCTTGGTTGTGAGCGAGTCAGCGAGGTCATCAACATGCTGGCAGATGCCGAGGTCATCATGCACTTGAATGGTGAACTCAGACAGGAATTCGAGGACGCGGCACGTATGGATAACGGCAAGGAAGTAGCCTATGGTCATAAGGCCAAGGGACTACAACACCGCACACCTGACAGCCTCGCTACTGACCAGCGCTTCAACTTCGAAGACTGGGAGGGTGAGCATAGACAGACCGACCTACAACCACCAGAAGAAAGCGAGGTGCAAGATGATTGATGAAGAGTTCAAGTTTGCTGAGCCGACCCCACCGCCACCACCAGCAGACCCCAAGACGCTGGAGGCGTTGGAGGCGCAAGGCTTCAGACCAATAGGTTACGAATGGTGAGCTATGAGCAAGTCACGATATAGACCTGAGCACATGCGGATGCTGAACGACAAGCGTTGGGTGGAGACCAAGCGCGTGGTGTGGGAGAGAGCCGAAGGGCTATGCGAGTGGTGCCGACGTGATGGGTACATCGTTGCCGGTGTCGATTGCCACCACTTGATACCATTTGAGTCGGCCAAGACACAGGCAGAAATGGAGAGGCTTTGCTATGATCCAAACAACTGTGTGCTGCTGTGTGTGCCTTGTCATGTGCGAGTGCATAAAGAACTCGGCTCGAAGAAGAAGGAGAACGTGAAGGCGAGGCGTGACCAAGCATTCGAGCGATGGAAGGAAAAGCAACAGCGACCACCACAATCCTACGGAGAGAAGGCTGATGCCTACCTTTCCGACCTCAAACGTCGGGCAGCCGAGGAGAAATCTACCCTGGGGGGCTGATTTTTTCCGAGGGGCCTCGATATTCCCAAATCCACTTGCCCTCTCTTCTGTTGAGAGAGTGAATTTTGAAATTCTCGTTTTTCCCGCATCATATCTTAATTGCGCAAGGTATCGAAAATGCGCAATATACTTATAACGCAAAATAATAACAAATAAAATGCCAAAAGCGATTTTTACTCCAATCCAGCTGCCACCCGAACAGCCCGACAAATGTTCGCGCTGTCCGCTGCTGGGACTCCGACCGAAGGAAGAACTGACGAAGGGGCAACGGCAGGCGTACTGCTGTCTGGGTGTGTTCACGCCCGATGGTTTCCCGCCGCTCACGTCAAAGGGTATCGAGCGCAGTGCCGCTGCCTACCGAAAGCAGAAGCGACTGTTGCACCGCCCATGCGACGACCAGTGGGAGAAGTGGATGTCGCTACCTGGTCGTCGATACCCCATCACGATGGATGCCTGGCGCGAGCGTCGCCACCCCTACGAGTTGGAACAAGAATTGAAACATTACAAATCACTTTTCAAAAGATAACTATGGCGAAACAACGAACAGCGCACGCCTATGAACTGGAGCTGCGCAAGATGATTAAGAGCCGCACGGGTGCGGACATGGAGCCGTGGCTGTTGCCACAGGTAAGGGCGACAGCATCAAACATGGTGATGCTCGACAAGGTTCAGGCAGAGTTGGAGGAAACGGAGAGCCTGGTGACGCTGGTTTCCGGCTCGATGTCGCAGATGAAGAACGAGGTGTCCCCCCTGCTGCCTTACTACGACAAGATGCAACGCACGCTGATGCTTCAGTTCGAGGCAATAGGTCTGAACTACAAAGTGACACCATCGAAGGTCAAGGAAGACACGAAGAAGGGAGTTGATGAGGAGGACCCGATGGCAAAATATTATCAAGGAAAACAATGACACAGGAAGAGAAAAAGAAAGCGTGTGGTATATTGGCAAAGCACATGTGGTTTCAGCATGATTTGGTGCATTCGATAGAGCCCCGACTGGAGGATTACATCATGGATATTATCGGCGACCTAAGGTACCACAACGCCTACGAGATATTGGGTGCCGTAAAATTCTTACGGCTACTGCATACATACGAGCTCGACATTGAGACTTTCAGGGATATAGTGTATAAGTACGAGGGTATATGGGAACAGCGCGACGGTGTGTGGCGTCACATCGAGGGCGGACTGAAACACCCAGGCACCACCGGACCACAATACTATCGGCTTCAACCCTTTCAGGTGTTCGTGCTGGCCTCGATGTTCCTGCTGAAGGTGTGGATAAACACTGAGGCGGAGGTTGGCAGTCGCGGCATGTTGCACACGGAGCGACCAAACCCAGACGGATTCATCGAAGACCTGCGCTTCTTGTGCACGGAGTTCACATTCTACACACCCCGTAAGACGGCCAAGACGCAGCTGTCGGCCTTCATTCAGTTCTGGTACTTCATGAGCGGCGACGAAAACGCAGAGTGCTACTGCTGCGCCAACGCCAGCGATCAGGCCAAGATACTCTTCAGCCGCACCAAAGACCTGATACATCAGATGGACCCACGCGAGCGGCGCATCCGCTTCACGGCATCACAAGTCAACTGGAAGCCTGGGCAGTTCCGCACGGCATCGCTCACGGCTCTGTCAGCTGGTGGTAAGACAAAGGACGGACTCTTTGCGCAGCTTTGCTCGGCTGACGAGTACGGCAGCGCGGCCTATGTGAACGGTGCCAGCGATATGGGTAAGCTGGTGAGCGTGGTGGAGTCATCAATGGGGCCGCGACGCGAGCCGATGACGTTTATCTCTACCACCGCCGGCATCAATACCACGGGGCCATTCGTGGATAAGCTGGCGGGCATCAAGCAACTGCTGGAACAGGAACTTGACCCCGACGCTGTGCACGACCTATCGACCGACCGCCAGATGTGTCTATTATTGGAGCCTGACGAATGGGAAATGCAAGACACCGAGACGCTACTGACCTCGAAGGATGTGCGCCGCAAGGTGAACCCCATGCTGGGTGTCATCGTGCAGCACTCCTTTTATGATGACGAGGTGGCCAAGGCACGGCAGAACCCTGAGAAAATGAACGAGGTGATATGCAAGTTGCTGAATGTGTACCAAGGTGCGCGCGTCACCAAGTGGCTCACGGGCGACCAGATACGACAGCGGCAGGTGGACCGGCGCATCACCGATTGCAAGTACGAAGATGGGTGGAACATCTTTGTGGGTCTCGACTTCGGAGGCAACGACGACCTCTTTGCCATCACCTATCTGGGCGTGAACTACCGCCAAGACCAGCCTGCCGACCAAAGGATGTTCGCTGACTGCGAGGTGTGGATAGTGGAGAAGGCACTGCAAGAGTCGCCCAACCGTCCGCTCTATGAGCTATGGGTAGAGCAGGGGTGGCTGAAGGTGTGCCCAGGCGAGGTGTTCAACCCCGACTACGCCATCAACGACCTGATGCAGAAGAACCAGCAGGGCCTAAACCTCTTTATGTTTGGATACGACCCTGCACAAAGCATTCTCCCCATCAACACCGTGAAGGCGTGGCTCCAGTCGCTGGGCATCGACGCGCAGACCATCAAGAAGATGGTGGTGCCCGTCAGTCAGTCGTTCGTCACCATGAATGGTCTGCTCCAGCATCTGGAATACATGCTGCTCGGCATCGAGTACAACACCGACACCGGCGGCTGGTCGTTCTCTAACTACAACCCGCCACTATTCCTCTCTAACAGTCCGCTGTGGCCTTGGGGATTTGGCAATGCAAAGGTGGAGATAAGTGCCTCGGAGCTGAGGGCCATCCGCAAGACAAACCAAAACACCAAAATCGACATGATCCATGCGCTGCTTGATGCGTGCTACGTGTTCGATTTCTCAGAAGGACAAATACAACAGTAATGATATGGCAAAAGAAAAAGAACAAATGACGATGGAAGAATACCTTCTGTCACAACTGGAAACGCCCGTCAAGCTGAAGGACGGGACGGTGGCAACCAAGGAGGATGGGTCGGTAATGACCAAGCAGGAGGCCATCGCAACGAACATCCTGAATCAGGCGATGAAGGGCGACGTGAAGGCGGCTGCCTACATTCAGAACCTTCAGATGAGGGCAAAAATAATGAAGAAAAAGTAACGTATGGAACAGGAGAAACAGATCCACACCGAGGTCGTGGACATCGACGACCTCATTCAGGACGACCACAACTTCAACAAGGGCACCGAGGCTGGTGCCGAGTTGATTGGTCGCTCGTTCAAGGAGCACGGCGCAGGCCGCTCAGTATTCATCGACAAGAACAACCGTCTCGTTGGCGGCAACAAGGCGCAGAAGGGTTTCAAGGGCGCGGGCTACCGTAAGGTGGTGATTGTGGACTCCGACCCGGACACGCTGGTGGCGGTGCGACGCAAGGACGTTGACCTCGACACGAAGGAGGGCCGCGAGATGGCTATGCTCGACAACCTGACTACGCAGGTGAACCTTGCGTGGGACAAAGCGGAGTTGGAAAGTATCAGCGACCAAGTGGAGGGCTTCGACGTGGGGGACTTCGGGGTGAGCATCGACCAACTGCCCGGCAACCCGTTTGACGTTAAAGAGCCGACGTGGGAAGATAAAGTTAGCACCAAACAATATTCAGACAGAGTGGATGGTGATGGTGTGAGTTTGGTTGATAGGTTTATTGTACCGCCATTTACGATATTAAATAGCCAAAAAGATTATTGGAAAGAGCGTAAAGCACAATGGATTGATAAAATAGGTAAAGGTGGGCAGTCAAGAGAAGGAGTCTTAAATAAAACAGGCTTTTATATGATGCTTACATCAGATGGTGTCAGTCTGTTTGACCCTGTTCTGAGTGAAGTCATCGCCAGATGGTTCACACCTACCGAACAAAGCAATATCGTTGACCCATTCGCAGGTGATACAATGAAGGGACTTGTGTTCAATATCATGGGGCATCAATTCACTGGCATTGAACTTAGACAGGAACAAGTAAACATCAATAACGATGTAATCAGTGGCCGTGACAATATCAAGTATATATGTGACGACGGTCGCAATGTGTTAAAGCATGTGGCAGAGCAGAGTCAAGACCTACTGATGTCATGTCCGCCATACTTTAATCTCGAAGTATATAGCGACTTGCCAGACGATGCAAGTAACCAGGCAACCTATGCGGACTTTATTCAAATTCTACGAGACGCATACTCAGCCGCCATACGAACACTTAAACCAAACCGCTTTGCTGTGATAGTGATTGGTGATGTGAGAGACAAGGATGGATACTATGTGGATTTAATATCTGATATTAAGCGCATCTTCATAGACAATGGCATGAAGTTGTATAATGAACTTATATATATTGAACAGACTGGCTCAGCATTCTTTGTGGCTGGCCGTTACATGACAAACAGAAAAATTAAAAAACTACACCAAAATGTGTTAGTATTTTATAACGGAGCCACTAAAGATATTGCTAAATATTTCCCGAAGATAGAGGTTGCTGAAGATAAAGAGCAGCAGCCTATGGATTAGGCTGCTGCAAAATCAAATTCTCAATATACTCGGATTTATTGTTTGTCAGTCGGCTTAACTTGTCGGCTGCTTCTCTGCTGAGTCTTACCAACACCTGAACGTTGCGGTTATTGGCAGGCCGCCCGCTATTGGGACGAACACCACCTCGTTTAGATTGCTCTTTCATCTAAATCTTCGTCTTCGTCACTATCTATTGGCTCGGGCTCGCCTACTGGTTCATTATTGCGCATATAATTGTTGATGTCCATCTCAGTCCAATTCTCGCAGCTGATTAAGATGTCCTCGTTTGGCTCGAAGTATTCATATGAATATCCGTCCTTTTCGATTACTAACGTTGTGCTGTCCTTGTCGATGTCTAAATAATTGTAAGCTCTCATGGTTCCTTGCCGATGCCCTTCGGACTTGTTTTGGCAACTGGCTCGCCGTTGTTATTGTTTTGATTTCTGATGCAAAGATACGAAAAGTTTTTGATATATGCTATCATATACCAAAGAAAAATGCTATCATTTATCAAATATTAACGTTTGATTAGTGATAGCATAAACCAAATTAACGAAAATATACAAAATAAAACATCAAATCACAATGTTTGAAAAAGTGAACCCACATCACATTATGAACGACATCGAACAATTAAAACGATACGACAATGAGTAAAGTGAAGTACAGGGTTCGCGAATACAACCCGACGAGTGCCCAGCAGGGCAGCCACAGCTTCTTTGCCAAAGCGGTAATTAACAACGAAATCACCAACGCCGATTTGGCTGATATTTGAGCGTTTCCCGTTAATCGGGAAGCGGCGTAAGCCTAAGGGCAAATAGATTAGCAGCATAAGATATGAATGAATTAAAGTTAGAACTACCTGGAGCATCCGACTTCTTGAAGAACCTCGAAAAAGCGATGGACGAAATGAGGGAGAAGATTTTTGAAGCGGCTGCAAAGGGCGTACCACTACCGAAGCCGTACTTCCGAGCAAGGCGCAAGGACTTCACGAAAATCTATGAGTGCGACGAATACAAGTGCGACGCTCATCCTCGCGGTTGCTTCTTCTGTAAGCACAGCACGGATGTATTCTACGACTTCACCAATGGGCCGTACATGATAGTCTGTGACCTACAATCGGAGCACGATCAAGATTTGCCGACTTACGGCTTTTATGGAGAATGTAAACATTTCGACCCCGACAAATAACCCCCTGCATTATAGCCGTCCCCCGTTCCGTCGGGGGACTCTAATCATCAGCGAGGAGGTGTTGGAGAGCAACCGCATCAGCCTTGCCGACCACACGGGCACAAAGATGGTCAGCATCTACCCGAAGGTGAACGGCAGCGTGAGTGATGCGGACATCGAGCGCGAGACGACGGCAGAGGAAAGCGACCTGACTACCGACCGCCTTAATTGGGTGCTTGGTGCCACAATCGGCGTGAAGTTGGCTTTCCCCTTCGGGCCGCCGAGCTAAACCTTCAGCAAGCAGTTTGCACTCAGCAAGCAGGCACAAAAGGTTAAGATGGTGGCAACCGACACTGCCATCCCCAACGACGACGAACCCGCACAAGGCGGTAACTCTGGCGACACTGGCGGTGGCAACCAGCAGGGCGGTGGCAGTCAGGACACGGGCGGGGGGCTGGAGCCGTAAAGTCACACAGAAATCACAGAAATCACGGAAAAGGTGTCGAATTCGATGCCTTTTCTTTTTTATTTTATCACAATTTCAAAAATCGTAATTATGAAAAGAGAAGAATTTTTAATGGAGGCTGCGCTTAGACTTATAGCAGCGAAGCCAGAAGAAAACATGTGGAAAATTGCTTCAATGGCAAACGACCTCACAGACCGAATCTTTGAATCAGTACAGCAACAAGAAGCCGACAGCGAAAGATGGTGGAGCGAGGAAGCCGACAAAGCACCCGTGAACGTCATCATCGGACAAATCGAAAAGAGCAGCTGGCGCAGTACTGGCTATGGTGTGCGACTGACGAGAATTTTCAAGGACGGCAACATCAACACCGTTGGAGACCTGCTGCGTGTTGGTCGCCACGAGTTCAAGAGGTATCGTGACGTGGGAGGCGGAAGCATAACCCGAATAGACGATGCTCTGGAAGAATTGTATAACATTCAAAGTTGGTAAGCCATGACAGAGCAAGATTTTCTGAGACAAGTGTGGCGACCTTACGACAAGATAACCACAGCAGACGGAGTGCCAGGAAAGGTGCTCGGAGTGAGTTTCACCACAAAGAGCGTCCGTGCATTCATCAGCGGTGCGCCCGAATGGGTAAGTTGTACGCTCATCGAAACGCATACTACTGGCAAGGGCAAAGATGGTGACGATGTAGCCATCATCGAGGACTTGCATAACAAGGTGTTGCATCAATCCGACGAGATAGAACGATTGAAGGCTGAGAAGCAGGCGTTGGCCGACAAAATCAGCAAGAACTACTTGGCAGACCTTCTGCGTGCCATGAACATGGTAAAGGAGGGCATTACGGAGAAGAAGTCAAAGATAACGAAAATCGAGAACGGACTGAATACACTTCAAGAAGCACTCGAAAAAATGGAGGCGGACAAGCCATAACGGGGATAAGCCAAGCAGCACCGAAAGGAACTGTCCGCTTTTTATTAACTTAAAAGTGAAAATAGTATGGAATACAATAATCCTAACGACCCGTGGATGTATGATCCTTACAAGGGTATCGACGAAAAGGAGCGCATCATGGCCAGCCTCTTGCAAGTCGTGTCGTTCATCATCATGACGATGGTCTGTCTGCTGCTGTGCGCTCTGCTGGGCAGCTGCACCACCACGAAGTATGTCGAGGTGCCCGTCATCGAGCATAAGACAGACACCGTATATCAGAACACCGTGCAGCGAGATTCAGTATTTCTGCACGACTCCATCATGGTGACGCAATACCAGAAGGGCGACACCATCTATCAGGAGTCAATAAAATGGCACACGAAGTACGTGCTGAAGGAAGTCCGCGACACCACCTACGTCAGCCGTATCGACAGCGTGCCGGCACCCTACCCTGTCATCAAGGAAGTGCCCGCAAAATTGACGTGGTGGCAGCAGACAAGGTTGCACCTGGCCAACATTGTGCTATGGCTGGCAGCTATCTGCGCCATCGTATATATAGGAAAAAGACATATCAATAGCATACTGCCGTGAGGCAGCTGTTTCTTCATAGGTAATATTTATAGTTTTAGGTTTTTAGTTAAACAAATCAAGTTAGTAGTACACACACTAATTACTGAATTATTTTTTGTATTAGCTGCCCCCGAACCCTCCAAGCGTGGATGCGGTTCGGGGGCTTTTTTCGTTGGTAAACCTCAGACGCGTTTTTCTGCAACTATTGAAAATGTTTCACTAAAACGGAAGAAAAAATGAAAAAGTTCATCTATTTAGTTCTATTGTTTGCGTACCTGATCGGAACGGTCAACGGTATCGGTTACTCCATCTACATCGGCGAATGGGTGACAGCCATCTGCGTCGCAGTGTTGGCAGTCATGGCATTCCCTTCTGCAGTCACACTTTGGAACATGTTAAGAGAGTAAGAGACTATGGCAAAGAAAGTAGAAAAGACAGACGGCACACGTTCATACTGGCTCAGTCGCATGACCTTCCTGGTATGCTTTTTCGTGTCGGTGGCCCTTATTGTATGCGGCTTCATAGTGCCACCTTTGGGAGCGATAGACCCCAGCTGCCTTACAGCCGTAGGTGAACTCCTGCTGTTCCCGACCATACTGTATGCCTACCGTGCCCTTGAGCTGGGCATGAAGGTGAAATTCAGCAAGGGCGACACCAGCATCGAGATTCACAGAAAAGACAACAACCAGGCTGACATAGAACCGATAGAACAAGAAGCCCTATGACAAAAGTCACCATGCACTTCACTATTGACGAACTATGCGCCTCGACAACCGCCAAGCGTCTGGGAATCGACAACAAGCCCGACCTCCAGACGCTTATCAACTTGGTGTACCTCTGCGCCTACGTTCTGGAACCGCTGCGCGTGGCTATGGGACACCCCATCAAGATAGGCTCCGGCTATCGCTCAGCCAAACTGAATGCCGCTGTCGGTGGTGTCCGTAACTCACAACACATGACGGGCCAGGCGGCAGACCTCTGCATCGACGGCGACATCGAGAAGGGCAAGCGGTGGTTCCAGTATATCCGCGACCATCTGCCCTTTGACCAACTCATCTGGGAGAAGAACCCCAAGACGGGCTCCTATTGGGTGCACGTCTCGTTTGTGCATCCTGACTTCGGCAAAAACCGCCGGCAGGTCATCGACAATTTGATAAAGAAATAATGACGCCGTGAGGCGCTTTCAGTTCATAGTGATAATGGTTGTTTAAAGTAATAATCTTTTGTAGTTAGTTAGGGGAGCAGCGGCTCCCCACTTTTTTTTTTGTGCCCATCGGTAAACCTACAAGACGTTTTTTCGCAAAGGTATATGGCAGATAATCTTGAAATAGACGGAATAGTCGAGCAACGCCAGGAACTGGAACAGCTGCTGATGAGCAACCCCCAGATGGAGAAGAAAGTCCAGGGGCTGATTCGCAAAGTGTTGCTTGCCGCACGCCGTGAAGTTGGAAAAAGCGCGAAGGACTCTATGGTGAGTGACCCGCGCAAGGCATACAAGGCGGCGAAGAGTGCCGTCTATCGGCAAATCCTTGGAGGTAGCGTCAGCATTCTGAACAAACGAGGCACAAAGTTCGATAACTACGAACCACCACGCACGCTGCGAACAGGACAGCGAGGTGGTAACAGACGCGAACGCTCGCAACGCTCTGACAATCTATTGCACTACGCTGGCGAAAGCAGGGCATTTGTACTCAGATTCCTGAATGCAGGTACCAATGGGCGCGGCATTCAGTTTGCCAGCGATCCACATCGAGCAAAAGTGAATCGAGGCTCACAAGGTGGCGATGTCAATAAGTACGGAAAGACCACCAATACTGGCAGTCGTGGCAGCATCAGTGCCCGCAACTTTTTTGCCAACAGTAGCCACACCGCCATGCAGAAGGCTGCTGAACAGCTGACAATCCTCATCGACGACATGATCAGAAAAGAAATGAAATAAACTATGGCAGATGTATTAACCAGACTAAAAGTCGATTCTACCGAATACGACAGCAAGATAAAGCGAGCCGCACAGGGCTTGCAACATCTTGCTGAGTCAGCGCGTCAGTCAGGCAGCGTGCTCAACGTGTTGGAAAAGGAGAACAAAGACTATATCCAGAGCCTTGGCCGCATGGAGACGGTAGCCAAGACAGCCCGTGGTCGTCTTAGTGAACTGACGGCAGCCTTCACCGACATACGCAGCGTGTACAATTCGCTGAGTCAGGAGGAGAAAAAGGGCGAGTTTGGCCGTGAGCTGAACAAACAGCTCGAAATCATGAAGAACCGCATCAAGGACGCCAAGAATGAACTGAAGGACATCGACAAGGAGCTCAACGGCTCTGGTGGTAAGTTCGGACAGCTGAGCGATGTCGTCAACACGCTTGGCTCGAAGATGGGCATCAGTGGCGACCTCACCAGCATGCTGACCTCGAAGACAGCCCTGATGACTGGTGCCATCGGTGCCAGTGTCGCTGCCGTCTATAAGGCAACGGAGGCATGGGTGGGCTATAACAACGAGCTGGCCAAGCAAGACCAGATAACCAGCGTCACTACGGGTATCAGTGGCCCCGCTGCCGACGCTATGACCGACGCTGCCCGCGCTATGGTCGACGTGTATGGTGTGGACTTCCGCGACGCTATCAATGCCGCCAATACCCTGATGACCCAATTCGGCATGCGTGGCGAGGAAGCCACCCAGCTGATACGCGACGGCTTGCAGGGCATGATACAGGGCGACGGGCCTAAGATGCTCAGCATGATCCAACAGTTTGCCCCCGCTTTCCGCGATGCTGGTGTCAGTGCCTCGCAGCTGGTAGCCGTCATCCACAACTCAGAGGGTGGCATCTTCACCGACCAGAACATGCAGGCCATCGTCATGGGTATGAAGAATATCCGACTGATGACCGACGCCACGAGTGAAGCCCTCGGCAAGCTGGGCATCGACGGGAAGAAGATGTCGCAAGAACTGAGCAATGGTTCACTGACAGTATTCGACGCGCTGAAACAGGTAGCTCACGGACTCCAGAACGTCGACAGCAACTCGAAGGCTGCAGGTGAAGTGATGCAGCAGGTATTCGGTCGCCAGGGCGTGACCGCTGGTACCAACCTCGGCAAGGCCATCGAGACGCTCAACACCAATCTGGAAGAGACTAAGAAACAGACGGGCGAGGTGGGTCAGGCTATGGCCGACCTACAGACTGCCAACGAAAAGCTGAATACCGCCATCCGCGACTGTTTCGAGTATGACGGCTGGGACGAGATGGCCAAGGGCATCCGCGCCAGTCTCATCGGCACGTTGGCTGATGTCCTGGACTATATCGCCAAGATAAAAGGTGAGCTGGGCGGTTTCTCCATCAAGCAATATCAAAAAGATAACAAGAACGGTGGCGGTGCCAACATGGATAAGATGATTTCCATGCTGGGTGACGGTAAGAGCCAGAAGTCCAAGAATGTCTTTGACAAACAGATTCAGGCTTTCACAGACGGAATATTCCGCATTAACGACCAAATAGAAAAAGCTGAAGAGCAACTGAAGACCATCTCATCAAACAAGATGGCCAACATTGGAGACGGTGCGACAGTTGGTGTCGCTACCAGTACCATCACGCAGAAAATAAAGGAATTGGAGAAGCGACGTGAGGCTATTCGAAAGAATATGAACGAATATGAGCGTCGTGCCAACGAAATATTCAATGCTCCTGATGAAAAAAAGACAACCACCGTCAAGCCTCCGAAATCACCGAAGCCTACTGGAGACAATAACACCCAGAAGGAACAGACGGAGATTCAGAAGAACCAGAAACAGATTAACGACCTGACGAACCAGTACGTCAGCATCATGGGGCGTGCATCAGCAGCTGGAAAGCCGCTGACCGACGAGGAAAAGAAGCAGACGGAAGAGATACGCGAGCAGATCAAGCTGCTACGCGAGCGCAACGGACTGCTGGGTCACTATCAGGAGCAGGCACAAGGTCGCCAGCTGCTGAAGGAAGAGGACATCAACAAAAAGGACATCAAGCGCACCAGGTTCAACGACCTCGGACTGACTGACACCAAGGGTGTCGAGGAGTCTTCCAAGAAGCCCGCACAGCTGAGCGAAAAGGCACTGAAGGCCTTGCAGAAGAGCGTGGACAACCAGACACGTCAGCAGCTGAAGGAACAGAAGGCCGAGGACAAACAGAAGACGACCGTTGCCGAGGGTCTTGGCAACCTTGCAGGTGGGATGAGTTCCATTGTCGGTGGGCTGGAACAACTCGGCATCGAAATACCGTCAGGACTCAAAGATGTCATCGGAGGCATGCAAGCCATATCAAGCATATTGACTGGTATTGCTGCGACTGTACTTGCTATCGAAGCCATAGCAGGTGCCGACGCCATCATACCACTGGCTACCGGTGGCGTGGTGCCCAAGTTCGCAGGTGGTGGACTGGTAAAGACCTTTGCCAACGGTGGACTGATAGGCAAGGCTGCAGGTGGTATGCTGATACCAGGCACAAGCTACAGTGGTGACAATCTGCGTATGCCCGTGGACGGTGGGCGCGGTTTTATCGGGGTCAACTCTGGCGAACTCATCCTCAACGAGAGCTCACAGATGAACCTGAGCAACGACCTACAGAAGGCGAAGTCGCTGGTGAGCTACATCGGTGCTGAGAGCACCATGATGGACAGAAACCAGCGCAGCATGCTGGCAAGTGCTATGATTAGCCCAGGCATGGGAGACATCAAGCTGGAGGCAAGAGCTACTGCCGAGCAGCTGCTGTTTGTCCAGAACAATCGCGGACTTCGCACCGGCAAGGGTGAGTTGGTACAATCAAAGAGAAGGAGATAGTGGTATGAGTTGGAGTCAAGGAAATCTGCGGTGGACATCACCGTTCAAGTCGCTCAACAATGTGGCGTGCCGAATAGACATCTATGAGCGCAACTATACAGGCTCGCTGGTACAGTCGGTGCCAGCAGCCAGCGACCCGTTCTTTTTTGAGGAAGACAACGACAGCGACCTGCTGAACAACGTGCTGCGCTATCGTACGGGCTATCTGCGACTGATTGAGGAGGTCACGGGCTCAATGTCGCTGACGGAAATGTACCCCACAGAGCCCTTTGACCGCTATGTGGAGGTGTACTACGGAGAGACGCTGGTATTTACGGGCTTCATCCAGGTGCAGGACTTCAGCAACGAGGTGGAGCCGACGCCCAGGGTGAGGGAGTTCCCCGTGATTAGTGCGCTGGGACTGATGGACAAGCTGACATTCAACCAAACGCTATATATGCCCCCGTCGATGGTCACGCTGGGCTCACTGATCAGCCGCGTCACATCAACAGCGGGAATGCCCTATGAGCGTGTCTATCTGCCCAAGAACTACGGCTACCCCAACAGCGTTGACCTGAGCATGAAGATTTACTCGCTGGTGGTTTGCCCGTGGAATGAGGACTACCACCAGTCAATGGGTGCCAGTCAGGGCTCGCAGGTCATGAAGGGCATCGAGTACAGCACATTTCTGGAAGGTGTCTGCAAGGCATTCGGATGGATATGTCACGAGACACCCACGGCACTCATCTTCACCGCCTTCGACTACGAGGGCGACTACTGCTACTTCCCCAGGGCTCATGTGGGTGAGTCGAGCTATCAGGTGGATGCCAACATCCCATCGACTGCCGAGGACTTGGCAGACTACTTCGAGCTTTTCGACGCACACGCCATCGAAACCACCATACAACCCGACACGGGCATTGAGATCAACTACGAGGGTGGCGACGATAACAAGCTATCGTTCCAACGTACCTATGTGCCAGCCACTGGCGGCATCATCACCGAGCCCAGCAGTCAGAGCTTAGACCCCGACGAGGTGTACAGCATCTGCAACCTGGTGCCCGTGCAGGGTGTGAACGAGTTCGTGGGTGCTTTCAGTGCGCTGTCCTTCGACACCGACGACACCATCAACATCGGCATGTGCCCCGTGGCGTGGAACGGCAAGGAGGGCATCATGATTAGTCCAGGAGCCATCACGCAAGACAGGTATCTGTTCAACGTCAGACTATACACCCGTCTGCTGAATCGCTCATACTATGTCAAGATGAAGTACGACATGATAGGCCGCAAGAGTGGCAATATCGGTCAGCTGGCCTTCAATCCAGACATGGACGAGCACTACATCAACGGTACCGTGACCTCAATCACCGACGATTATGTCGAAGCCACATTCCGCATTCACAAAGGCGGTTCGCTCGATCCCATACAGGGACGGCCGCTGATATTCATCAGCAACATCGAGTTCGAGCTGTACCCAGACGAGGAACCCTACTCCAAATATCTCTACCTGCCACTAGAAGACAGCGACAAGATACCTCTCAATGCGGCCATCTCGTCAGACGTGGACATGCTCATATCCATGTACCGCAAGAGTTCGAACCTGATAGGCACCACGGTACGCACAACGAAGGTGACGGAATATCCGTACCTGTTCCAACCACGCAAGAGTCTGGAGGGACGCTTCGACATCGTTGACCTGCCAGAGTTTGCCCACGCCATGCTCTTCAGCTACGACAGCAAGAACTGGCGCGTAATAGCCCAGCGGTTCGACCCATACAACGACGAGATGACGCTGACCATGCAGAGCAGCAGTTTATTGTAAAACTCTAAAAATTGGAAAGAAATATGATACTACACGGCGAAAACGTAATACTGAAGATGGACGGTGTGACAGTTGCCGCATCGAGAAGCTGCGAAGTGAGCATCACTACCGACACGGAAGAGATAGCACCCACCGGCGACGGTAAGTGGAAACGCTACAGGAAACTGCGCATGGGGTGGCAGGCTACGTGCAACCACTTCGTGACCAACCTGATAAGAAATGCGCAGATGGTCTACAAGAATGTGTCTCTGGAGATGAGCGTCAAGTCGGACGAGGGGCTACCCTTCGACGGATTTGTGAGCGGTGCAACGATACAACAGCAGAGCCTTGCCATTGCACCTGACGCCATCGTCTGGGACAAGACCGCCAAGAAGTTCCTGGCACGAACGGGCACCGTGCTGAACTATAAGTATTATTCGAACTGGCTGGACGGTGAGGCATACATTACGCCCAGCGACTACAACACATACTACTGTGACGGCAGCAGTTACATCTACATGAACAATAATCTGAATGCTGACAAACTGACGGGCAGTGCCATCGTCACCGCATGGCGGGCACAATTCACGAAGCCAAACCTGGCACAGGGCAACTTCGAATTTCTGGGCAACGGGGCACTCAATCCTGCTTCCTTACCATAATACAATATACAGATTCTAATCATTTTCTCCTGGTTTGGCCTCGTCGTGATGACGGGGCCTTACTCTTTGGTAAACCTTTGCGGCGTTTTTGTCGGAAACGTAAAGGACAAAAACGAAAAATATATGAAATGGTTAAGTATTGACTACATCAAGCAGCACTCGCGCATCGACTTCGACTGCGAGGATGGGTTGCTTGAGCTCTACGCAGACTCGGCAGAGGAGACGATTCTGGATATTACGAATCGCACCTACGAGGAGCTGAAGGAGATGGGTGGCGGGCAGATTCCCGCCAAGTTGTATCACGCAGGGTTGCTGCTGGTGGATAACTCGTACCAGAACCGCACCCCATCGAGCATGCAGCAGCTCTATACCATCCCATATGGCTTTGACATGCTGGTTAAGAATTACATGAAACTAACATCGGAATAAGATATGGCAGACATTACCATTTTACAACAGGGCACGGAGGCTAAGTGCTTCGTGAACATTAAGAATGTGGCGATGGAGGACGTGGAGTTCAAGCTGGAACTGATCTACGGCTACCGTCGTACCACCATCGAGATTGACAAGTCGAAGATGTCGCAGGACACCCAGGGCAAGTGGTTCTTTATTTTTGAGACCACGGGAATGGTAGGTGTCATCGTGGCACGCTGCACATGGTTGCTGGGCGACACCGACTGTCCAGACGGAGAACGTACCAAGGTCAATGAGCAGCCGCTGTGCTTCGTGGCATCCACCGCCAGCACACTGTTAGTATGTCCTCCAGGAGCAACGGGCAATCAGCCCGTGGAGTACACTTTCACGGACGCTTCAGACATCAGCAGCGAGTTTGTGCGCCTTTGCGACTGCGACGGGCACCCATTGGCTACGGCTGACGACCTGTACCTCTACGCTCGCGCTGACGTGGCTCAGCAGATTCAGGAGGCACTCGACAACATAGAATCTAATAACGAATAAAACAATACGATCATGGCAGATTTCAGATTGACACAGACCGGCGAGCAGGTGCAGAGCCTGTTGAACCAAATCCCCACAATGGCCGCAGAAGTGCTGGCCAAGTACACCAAACCCGTGAACGGCATCCCCGACAGCGACTTGACTGAGGCTATCCAGCAGGCGTTGCTGTTGGCAGTGAGTGCTTATCAGAAGCCCAGCGGTGGTATACCAGCTACTGACTTGACTCAGGCAGTGCAGAACCTATTGACCGCTGCTGGTACGGCATACCAGAAGCCTGGCACGGGCATTCCCGCTACCGACCTCGCTACGGCGGTGCAGAACCTTCTGGACGCAGCGGGTACGGCTTATCAGAAGCCCGCATCGGGTATTCCTTTGACCGACCTCGCTGCATCAGTGCAGGCTGCTATCAATGCGGCTGCTGGTCAGCAGGAGGCCATCAACAACCTTCAGAACACGCTGACGGGACATGTAGGCAACTCGACGATTCACGTCACCAGTCAGGACAAGACCAACTGGAACGGCAAGGCTACACCTGCGGAGGTGGCCGCTGCCATTGCCGCTGCCTTGGCTGACTATGACACTGAGGCTGAGGTGGCAGCTGCCATCGCTGCTGCGCTGACATCATATTACACCAAGGCACAGACGTACACTAAGACCGAAGTTGACAACCTGCTGAGTCCAAAGCAGACGGCGGCTCAGGTTCAAGCTATCGTGGCTTCTGCTCTCGCATCATACAGCACCACGGCTGAAGTGGCAACGGCCATCACGAATGCTCTCGCGGCTTACTATACCAAGACCGCCATTGATGGCATCGTGGCTGGTCTTCAGTCGAAGCTGACGTTTGACCAGACACCGACACTGAACAGCTCGAACCCCGTGACATCTGAGGGTATTCGTGCGGCTATAGCCAATGCGGTGAATGGTCTGGTGAATAGCACCTACGTGCAGAACGCTATCAGCACCGCACTCGCTAACTACAGCACCACATCGCAGATTAGCGCGATGATTACCACCGCATTGACTACCACGCTGGCCAACTACTACACCAAGGCTGAGACGGACACGAAGATTCAGTCGATTGTGGGCACCATTCAGGCGCAGGCGGCTGGTGCTGCTGCGTCGGCGGAGGCGGCTGAGGAGAAGGCCGGTGATGCTGCTGCAAGTGCGGCTGCTGCCAACCAGAAGCTCGTTGACCTTGAGACCTATCTGGGCACGCTCGATCCTGAGAGTGCGGCTTCCGTGGCTGCGGCCTTGGGTCTGCTGACCGAGGAGGTGCACACCAACTACGCCCGCAAAGACGGCATGTATGAGGACATGACGGTGGGAAATGCCAAGAACATTCTCAGCGAGGATGTCGTCACCGAACAAACTACTCTCGGTGTCACTGCGCCCGATGCGGAAATCGGTAACGGTACTGCTAACCTTCAGACCATCGAGGGTGATGGCGTGGCGTGGTCGCAGTTGTATGACAAGAACGCGGGGGGCTCGAGCGTGGCGACGGAGCAGGGGCAGCTGGAGTTCCTGTTCGGCAAGGTGGTGGAGAGATTCTCCAACTCGGAAGGTACTACGCCGATGGGGAGCCTGTTCCTGAGGGAGTTCCTGACGGGGGCGGACCTGACGGGCAGGGTGGCCGTGACGGGCGAAGGATTCGTGCCTGCCGTGACGGAGGAGAACCAGAGCAACTATACGGGTCTTCATTATAAGGTCAAGGCGACGCACGCCGAGGCGGTACAGCGCAGCGGCGAGGAGGGCAGTTACTCGTACTCGTCGGCGTTCTTCGTGGGCGGGGCGAACTTCAGCGCGAGCGACAAGAGAAACGTGATTGATATGGCGTTGGCGTTTGGGATTGAACGCTATCCAGACAACAGCGAAGGCTCGTACATGCTCGACCGAGCCTCGGCTCCTTCTACGCTGGCTCAGATGTATGGCTGGCTGGGCAGCAAGGTGGGTCTGAGCGACGACTACGACTACAATGGCGGTGAGCTGATCGGTGTGCGGGTGCTCCAGCTGCGGTCGATGCCGGGCGTAAACTTGCTCGACCCGACGAGCGGCGTGGCCCTTTGCCCGTACTACGAGTGGGAGAATGCCGACGGCCTGTATCGCGTGGTGGCACGGAACGGTGCGGTCATCAGCGGTGTGGTGGCTACGGCTCTCGGTGGTCAGCCCGTGGCGG